GCAAATTGATTACTTAGCTCTGGAGCTTGAGAGAACAAACGATCTTCTCATTGAAACCCAAGGGAGTAGATCAACTTTCCTGACCACAGCAGGTGTATTCTTTATTGGTGCGATTTCAACCACGCTTATCGTGTTTGCGCTTACAAAGGGGAATGGAATCCAGTGAGCAAGGGTAAAGACCTCGATAAGATAGCTTCTATAGAAAAAGCCATTACAGGCAAATATGGAAAAGAAGCTGTTAAGAATCCCAAATCTGGATGGGATGATGACAAAGAGGCAGAGTATATTGAGCAGCAAAAAAAGCTTGCTGAAAAATTAAATAGCGTATCGGAAGACGATGATAGAGTTGAGTTAGATGGCGTTTTTGTATCAAAGAAACTACTTAATAGGGAGAAGACCAATAGAATTTGTTCAATATGTGAGATTTATTCCTTCGATATGAGGGATGACTTATATATGAACAAGTTTGATAGTTGCTTCGACTGCTATATTGAGTTTATAGAGGGGCGAGAATACAAAAATGAATAACGATAAGTTTAAAGACGCTATTAAGCTAGAATTGAAAAAACGAATCGATGAAGGAACATATGAAGACCTTGTTACTGAAGGATTCATGGATGATGTAACAAGAGCTTATGCTAAAATGCATAAAAAATTCTCAGCTAGTCTGGATGATTTAGATCAAACCGAAAGAGCCAGATTAGATAAACGTGCTGGACGAGACTTGGAAGATCTTGAGCCAGAAGTAGAGCCAGAGGAATTAAAAAATGCCTCACCTGAAGAGGCGTCACAAGCTGTTGAAGATTTAAAGAATAAAATAAAACAAACATTGGCCCTCGGCGGCGAGTGGGGTGATGCAGAGTTCAAACAATTTATTGCTGACTTATATGCTTCTGCCTCTAAAGTTGATAAAGCCATTGATGATAAGATTCCTGGCGGCACTCCTGGCGGCACTCCTGACGGCGCTCCAGATGGAGATCCAAATGCAGACGGTGGCGAAGGCGGTGATGCAGATAAGATCCCAATCTATAAATACCCACAAACGAAAGACCCTGAAACGGGAAAGAGACTACAGCCTCTAAGTTCTAAATTGAAAAAGGCAGACCTTCCGCAACACGTTGTTAATACTATTATGCGTAGTATAGCAAAACAACTCACTAAAGGAAACGATCTTCAGATAACTGAAAAAATGAAGAAGGATATTATTCAATTAGTAGTGGAAGGACTGGCTGACACTGGAAAAAAAGGAACTACCAAAGAAGGAGACTTGTTAGATCAATTGGACTCTATGCTTGATGGTTTTCAATCAAGAGAAGAAGTAGAACAATTTGCCGATACTGTTCGACAGGGAAAACATCCTGATGGAACACCTATTAATCGAAAAGGTTCAATCAAGATCAAAAACCACTATACCGAATATGTTGGTAAGGGAAAAATCGAAGATAAGCTTAGTTCATTTAAACCCAAAGGACCACCAGAGCCTTGGGTGACTCAAGGTGGAACACAAGAAGAATGGGATGCTCTCCCTCCAAAAGAACAATTTGTATTCTTGAAGATGCCAAGCAACAAGCAATCAAAGTTTTTTAAGATGGGTTCAGACGAGAGGATGGATATCTATAAGCAGTTAAAAACCAGCACCTCTAAATCAAAATCAGAACTTGGCGCTGAAGAAACTTCGGATGCACAAGATGCAGCAGCACAAGCAGCCATTGAACGTGGAATTGATCCGGAGAAAGGAACAATAAAGATGAGTACGCTAAATCAGCAACTTCAAACTATTGATCCCCCAGCAGACGATAAGACTAGAAAAATTGCTCTAAAGATAGTTCAGCAGCATTTGGCCCCTTATATGAAAAAGCATGGCTTGAAATTCTCTGAACAGAAATTGGTTTCCATGGTTGAGAAAATTATTCTCACTGAAACGAAAAAGCTGAGGAGTGTGATATAATGGATTGTACTTTACTTGAAAGAATAGAGTGTGCTATTAAGCTTCTTGAGGAAGCAAAAATCGACGCAGAGAAATGCCAACTGAAAAGTAATAAATCTGCTGGTGTCAGGCTTAGAAAGGTCTGTCAAGAGGTTCGTGAAGAATTGAAGCAGCTTCGTGCTAGTATTCAAAAAATTAATAAAGAGTCCTAAAGGATCAAGGAGAAAAATAAAATGGCCAGTGTATTAGAAATCGTTAGAGGGATTTCACAAGCTATGTCAAACACCCACGACGGTGCGCTTGACGAAAATGGAGATCCAGTTAAGATTGGATTGCGACGAGAGGAAGAGGTTCCCATCACAGACAAAAGAGTTGTAGATGGATTCTCTATTCGTATGTTCGGAGACAAGATTTGTATCTATTACAACAGCGAAGTAACCATGAAAGAAGTTCATGCCAACGGGTTTGAAAATGATATCAACGGATATATTGATGCCGTAACAAGCCATCTTAAAAAACAATTTAAGACTGCAACAGGCGAAGCTTTGAACCTCACCAAAGACGGTGATTCAGACATTGATGTTCAACACATGAGTCGTGTCCGATCTTGGGTTATTGCCAAGCAGGATTACAAAGTTGGCAACTATGGCAAAGAAGTTGATACTCTTTATCAAGAGAGTGAAGAGAAGCTAGATAAAGCCATTAAAGATATTCTTAGTATTGGAAAAGAAGTTGGCGACGGCGCTAAAAAGAACCAATCAGACAGTCGCAAAAAAAGCGATCAATGAGAATAGAGTGAGATGAATGTCGTATCAGTTATCCAAAAAAGAAGCTGTAAAAGAGATTGTAAAATGTGGGCGTGATCCAGTCTACTTTATAAACACTTATGCAAAAATCTCACACCCGCAACAGGGTCTGATTTCATTTAAGACCTTCCCGTTCCAAGATGACCTCCTCCAGTCATTTCAGGATTCAAGATTTAACATTATCTTAAAAGCAAGACAGTTGGGTATCTCAACTATTACCGCTGGATATGTTGTATGGCTTATGCTCTTTCACAGAGATAAGAATGTTCTTGTTATGGCCACCAAGTTCTCCACTGCAACCAACCTTGTCAAGAAAGTAAAGCAGATCTTAAAGAGCCTGCCAGACTGGTTGATGATTTCAAAAATCTCCACAGACAACAGAACATCTTTTGAGCTTTCAAACGGTTCCATTATCAAGGCATCTTCAACCAGTGGCGATGCTGGCCGCTCTGAGGCACTGTCACTGCTCGTTCTCGATGAGGCCGCACATATTGAAGGGTTGAACGAACTATGGATGGGCCTATACCCTACGCTCTCTACTGGCGGTAATTGCATTGCACTCTCCACACCCAACGGTGTCGGCAACTGGTTTCATAAAATCTATACTGAGGCTGAAGAAGAACAAAACGATTTCGTAACAACCAAGCTCACTTGGAATGAACACCCAGATAGAGACATGGCGTGGTTTGAAAAAGAAACCAGAAACATGTCAAGGCGTGAGATCGCACAAGAGCTTGAGTGTAACTTTAATATGTCTGGTGAAACAGTCATTTCGGGCGACGACCTTGAAAGGATCTTCAATACCGTGACACCACCAGAACACCGAGCAGGATTCGACAGAAACTTATATATTTGGGAAAACTTTAAACCAGAGAGTTCATATTTGATCACGGCAGACGTTGCACGAGGCGATGGACGAGACTATTCTGTCTATCATGTAATCGATGTTACAAACATGAAACAAGTGGCAGAATATCAAGGCAAGCTAGACTTAAGCACATTTGCAACAATGCTCTTCGATGCAGGGAAATCCTATGGTGACTGCATGATTATCGTGGAGAATAACAATATTGGATATTCAGTTCTTACAAAACTGTTGGACATGGAATATCCCAATGTATATCACTCAGTCAAATCAACTAATGAATATGTTGAGAACTATGAAGTTGATATGAGGGCTGGTGTTATACCAGGCTTCACAACCTCTATGAAGACAAGACCACTAATTATTGCAAAATTGGAGGAATTCATCAGGAATAGCCTAATTAATATAATGTCAAACAGGTTCGCTGGTGAGCTAAAGACGTTCGTATGGAACAATGGAAGACCAGAAGCGATGAGAGGCTATAATGATGATTTAATTATGGCTATGGCAATTGGATGTTGGGTTCGTGATACGGCATTAGTTGCGAACAAGAGGGCGTCAGAATATAATAAAGCCCTCCTTGATGGAATCAGCAAGAGTGGAACGACTTTAGATACAAAAATTAAAGGTCAGACTGGGTACGATAAAGCAAGAGAATATGCAACACAACAAAAAGAACTAGAACCATTTTTATGGGTCAGTAAGGGATAACAAATGGCAAGAAGACAAGAAGATAACACCAGAAATAAAGACTCCATGTTGTTTAGACAACTAACTAGATTATTTTCTGGTCCTATTATTAATTATAGAGCACAGACACAACGGAAGTTTCGCAGACGACAACTCGATAAGTACGCTGGTGATTTTAAATCAGCACAAGGACTTCAGTTTAAGAAGGCAGGATATAACCCATTTGAGGGATTAAATTCAGATGCACTGATGCACCAAGATCGTGCTCTTCGTTATAATGACTTTGATCAAATGGAGTTCACTCCAGAGATTGCATCGGCAATGGATATCTACGCAGATGAGATTACAACCTCTACGAGCTTAACACCCCTATTGACTATCGACTGTTATAATCAGGAGATTAAAGATATCTTAAATGCACTCTATCACAATGTTTTGAATATCGATCACAACCTTTTTGGTTGGGCGAGAACCATGTGTAAATATGGTGACTTCTTCTTATACTTGGACATTGACGACGCTCAAGGTATTCGAACAGCCATTGGATTACCTCCGGTTGAAGTTGAAAGACTTGAGGGCGAAGACCCAACTAATGCAAACTATATTCAATACCAGTGGAACGCTGGTGGTCTTACTTTTGAAAACTGGCAGATTGCACATTTCCGTGTTCTTGGGAATGATCGATATGCTCCGTATGGAACAGCGGTTCTTGAACCCTCTCGAAGAATCTGGCGTCAGCTTACTCTCCTCGAAGATGCTATGATGGCATATCGTATTGTTCGTTCACCGGAACGACGAGTATTTTACTTTGATGTTGGAACCGTTGCACCACAAGATGTTGAGCAATTCATGGAAAAGGCAAAGACTCAACTGAAACGAAACCAAGTTGTTGATCCAACGACTGGTCGTGTTGACCTTCGATATAATCCAATGAGTATTGATGAGGATTATTTTATTCCTGTCCGTGGCTCACAAGGTGGAACAAGAATTGAAACACTGGCGGGTGGATCATATACTGGTGATATTGACGACGTTAAGTATCTGAGGGATAAACTCTTCTCAGCACTTAAAATCCCAGCTTCTTACCTCTCTAGGGCAGAAGGAGCAGATGAGGACAAAGCAACCCTCGCACAGAAGGATATTCGTTTCGCACGAACCATCCAGCGACTCCAGAGAGCTATTGTCTCTGAGCTTGAAAAGGTTGGCATCGTCCACCTTTACACTCTTGGCTTCCGTGGGGAAGACCTTATCAGTTTTAAACTGTCATTAAACAATCCATCAAAGATTGCAGAGCTTCAAGAGCTTGAGCATTGGAAAGTTAAGTTTGATGCTGCCAGCGGAGCTACTGAGAAATTCTTTAGCCGTCGATGGATTGCAAAGAACTTCTTTGGTCTTTCTGATGATGAGATATTACAGAATCAAAGAGAGATGTTTTATGATGCTTGGCTTGACCAACAACTTGAAGGCGTTGCATCAGGCGAAGAAGGAGGAGGCGATGGAGGTCTTGGCGATCTCGGTGGTGATTTGGGTGGTGATGACCTTGGTGGTGATGACCTTGGTGGTGATCTCGAAGGGGATCTTGGCGATGAGCCAGCAGCCGATGAAGATGAGAGCGCACTTCTTAGTGCTCCGCCAAAGCGTGATGATGGGAAAATTAAAACCACAACCGCAAAGTCTAAAAGCTACTATACACCAAAGTCCGTTGGTGGAGTTTCTCAAAGAGGCGGGGACCAGAGAAAAGCTGGCGCCCGTAGAAGACACAACAAAGCTCAGTGGTCTGCTGAAACTGCAAGCTCCACTGCAAGGAACACTCTTAAAGGCGCCCAAGAAATTATGGGTTTAACTGGTATTAATGAAGCAGAATCAAAAACTAATACTAATTATGATAGAGAAGAGAAGGATATATTTAAAACTTCTACTGATGTGAATAATCTTATTAGAGATTTGGAGAAAAAAAGACATGTCGAATCAGACAAAAAAGAAGAAAAGTAGGTCAAACTTCAAACACAACAAGAAGCGAAACACTGCTTTTTTGTTTGAGGCGTTGGTGAAAGAACTGACAAAGGCTTCAATCAGTAAGGATGTTGAAAAGCGTAAAGCTATATCTTCTATCTTAAAGAAGCATTTTAAAAAAGGCACAACGCTTAACAAAGAATTGGATCTATACAGATCTGTGAACGAAGCGAAGGGTCTGGATCGAATCACTGCTGAGAGACTGCTCTCTGAAGCAAAGTCATCATACAACAGGCTACCACAGGAAGATATCTTTTCTGCACAAACTAAGCTTGTTGACGATATTAATAAAGAAGTCGGTGATTCAACCTATACAAACTTTGTACCTAGTTATAAAAACCTTGCCACCCTGTTTCAAGTGTTCGGAGATAATGTCAGCTTGAGAGATCGTGTTTTGTTGGAAAACCATATTATTCGTAGTATGCTCAATTCCAGTGAACAAGTTCTTCAAATGCAACACATCAACAATTTAACCTACAAATCATTTACAAAGAGATTTAACGAGTCATATAGCGAAGAATTGCATGAAGAGCAGAAAGACCTATTGAGTAAGTATATCTTGTCGTTTGTTGACAACGGGCTAGAATTGAAAATGTTTCTCAATGAGGAAATTAATAGATTGAAGGGTCGTGTTGAGGAGTCAAAACTCTCAGAGGATATTAAGACAGACGACGACATGATTAATGCAGCAGACAAGGTTGTTGCTATGCTGAACTCTTTTTCTGGAGAGAGGGTTAACGAATCCCAAATCAGAAAAATCTTAAAAATTCAAGAATTGGTTAGAGAGGTAAACTCTTAATGGCGATTACTCTGGCAGTCGGTGAAGAGGCGATTGAATCAGCAAAGTCTGAACAGGAAGCCGTCGAGGAATCCAAACCTCAAGCAACCCTATCTTTAAAGATCAGAAAATCAATGGACGGAAATATCATGATCATGGATCATACAGATATTGATGTTATTGTGATGCCAACTACTAATAAAGTATTAACTATCGCAAAAGACAACTTCACAGATGATGTTTATGATTCACAGAACAGGCTTTTCAAATATCTTGGAAAGAAAGGTCTTGTTGATATGTCATCTGTTAGAAGTGGCAACGTATATGGCTCCATTGAAGGCGCTTATATTTCAGAGACATATAATGGTGCAGATCCAATTCAAACAATTGTTTTTGGGATTGGAAAGTTTATGGAAGAAGAAAGACCATACTTTGTATATAGCACCAAAATGGAAGATGAAGAGACTGAAAGAGTAACAAACCCAGATAAGGCGACAAGCCTTGGAGATGTTGACCATGAAGCAAACAAAGGGAACATCCCAGTTGATCCTCGTGGCGGTTATTATTTATATCCCATGTTTGAAGAATTGGAGCGTTAATGCCATTTAGTGAATTATTTACTTTTGGAATCGCCACCGCTGGCATAACACTTATTACCGTCTACGGTAGAATATTTAATAAAATTAGACCAAGCAAAGAATTCCTTTTTGGATTTGGACATTTGTTCCATTGCCCGATGTGCGTGGGGTTCTGGGTTGGTGCCTTTTTATGTGGCATAAACGATTATACGGAACTATTTACCTTTAATCATATGATTGTAAATTACTTTCTATGTGGTGGTATTGGATCTGCATTTTCATATGCCTTTGCTGCACTGATTGGAGACAATGGGCTTCGAGTGGAACATACACACGTCGAGGTTGTTGATGATAGTAAGTGTGGAGATTGTAAAGAGACACGCACAGGTAGTTTAGAGTCGATTATGAATGAATTTTACGAACCACAAGCAACGTGGGAAGAATCCCAGAGATAATTGGGAGACTGGAGAAATAAATGGTAGAAAATATATGGACAACCAAATGGATGCTTCAACCTGTCAGACACTGTTGCAAAGGGTCTTAGCTTTACCTCATTTTTATGGGGCAGAAACAGAAGAGGTATAAAAAATGTCTAAAAAAGTTCTCTTAAGAGAATATTATGAACTGTGTGAAGGCGGCGTCTGTCAAGATCTGCTTACTGAAGACGAAAAACGTGAAGTTGCGAATGGAACTTTGTACTTAACTGGTGTTATGCAAAAGGCCGATGAACTGAACGGTAATGGTAGAATTTATCCATATAAGGTTCTACACCGAGAGATGAACAATTATACCAAAATCATCAAAGAACGAAGAGCACTGGGCGAGTTGGATCACCCAGAGGATTCTGTTGTAAATCTTAGAAATGCATCACATATGGTTACTGATGTGTGGTGGGACGGAGAAAATGTCATGGGTAAGGTTAAAGTCCTTAACACCCCATCGGGACAAATCCTTAAATCACTCGTTGAGTCTGGCGTAAAGCTTGGAATCTCATCACGAGGGTTGGGATCAGTTCACGAAGATAATAACGGGGCAACGGTTGTCGAAGACGACTTCCAACTTATTTGCTTTGACTTTGTTTCGGAGCCATCAACGAGTGGAGCCTATATGAGTGTCAACGAAAGCATGGAAAAGAAGATGTTTACAAAAGCAGACAGAATTAATCGTATTTTAAATTCAATTGTGGGGGATGAGTAGGTGAGCAAAAAATGGTCAAGCTTTAAGGAGCAACAACTAATAACAGAAAACTTTAAAAAATGGTTGGAAGAGGAAGAAGGTGTCCCACAAGAGGAAGAAGGTGTCCCACAAGCACAAGAAGAAGAATCTGCATCTTTACAAGATGCAGCACAGTGGTTAGCCGATGAAATTGTTCCCCTGATTCAAGCAGCAGATGCAGGAGATTTTATAGAACCTCTCGGATTATTGGTAAATAAATTAAACACCCCTAAAGGAATGAGTCCTGCCGTTAGAGCATTGTTGTTCAAGGGCGGTGACGATGGCGATTCCAAAGACGAAGCAATTAAGGTTACAACTGCACCCATACCCGCCCCCAACCTTATACCAACTCAAGGAGTGATCGACTTATTTAAATCGGTTGGATTTAACGGAAGTAAGGCTGATTCTCTAAAAGCAGTTATTGGGGGAGTTTCAGGCGCACCTCCAATTCTCGCCGCAGGTTCGGGAGGAACTTATTATATTATTGACGGTCATCATCGTTGGTCCGGCGCAACAGTTTTTAATGTGGATTGTAAAATCCCAGCAAATATTATTCAAATGCCACCAAATCGTGCGCTTTTGGTAAGCCAACTAGCAATTGCAGCTTATGTTGGTACTAAAAAAATACCTTCTGCCACCGCCAAAGCGGGACGAAGTATCATTGGGCCAGATGCCATGTCGTCGGAGGCAGTTTATAAAATCCTTAAAGAAAGTGTTGGAAAAGTAATTGATAAAAAGGCTGGCGCTCCTTTTTGGAATCCTGAAGTAATGAATGTTGTGGTAGAGGCAGGATACGGAAAGAAGTATCTACAGCAAGGGCAAACAAAGGCACTAGATCGAGGACGAGCGCAACCAGAGCAAGAGCCAGAAGAGCAAGAACAAGAACAAAGCTTGCAAGAATTTAATCAAATGCAATTAGCTTTGGCGTCAAGTGGTTTAAAGCAAGTTGCTGCAAATTGTGGAATTTTAGCTGCAAAACACTCTAAAGAAGGCCCACCAAGAGAAATTATGCCACAATTTGATCCGTCGAAAGGTGGCCCTGATTTTAAAGATATAGCATCAAAATTTTCTGGTGGAGATATAAACTATGAACCTTCTTTTATGCCACAAGCGGCAGAAGGGTTGGCAAGAAAAACAGACACAACAGACAAGAAATGGTCAAGCTTTGAAGGGCAGCAGAGATTAACAGAAAACTTCCGAAAGTGGGTGAATGAGGATCTAACTCCTCACTGGGGCGACAAGGAGAAATCTCATTGGAGTTCTTCTTCTGAGACAAAGCCAGAAGATGCACCAGAACCAGAACCAGCCGCAGAACCAGAACCAGAGCCGGAAGCTACCCCACAACGAGAAACACCTGGATACAAAGATGATATTCCATGTGCTAGGCTACTCCATCGGAGCCAATATCTGAGGAAGCTTGCTGATGAACCCAACCGACGCTATCAGGATCGGATGTTGGAGAATCCTCCTGATGACGGCTATTACTATGACACTGGTAAGATAATTTGGAGTAAGCACAATGGCCCACCAGGCTTGCAAGACACTCACGCTGCTAACAAAGATTATCAGAGGTGTATGGATAAAGGTGATCACTGGCCAAAAAAAGAACCAGTTTTTAAAAAGTCCGCCCTGCAATATGCCACGGATCAAATGAGAGTGAAAGAGGGACATGTAGAGGAATCTGACTCTAGTGGTAATATAGAAAAGAGTAAAGAATGAAAAAATCAGAACTAAAGAAACTCTTAATGCCTCTCATCAGAGAGTGTATCCGTGAAGTCATCTTGGAAGAGAATGGCATCATATCAAGTATTGTATCAGAGGTTGCAAACGGTTTATCAACCGCTGCTCCAACTGCCCAAATTGTTTCAGAGGAACAAAATAGGCAGGAGGAAGAAAGATTCCAACAAAGCCTAGAAGAGGCCAAGAAGAATAGAAAAGCACTGCTTGATTCTATTGGTACTGACTCTTATGGTGGCGTTGATGTTTTTGAGGGTACAATCCCAGCGATTGCAGAAAGCAACACGAACACACACAGTCCTCTCGCAGGCCGCAACCCTAATGATTCAGGAGTTGACATTACAAGTTTGATGAACTCCAAATCAGCCGTATGGAGAGAGTTGGCTGGCACTAAGAAGAAAGGTTAATAATGCAAGTTGATAGCAGAAAAGACGAATACGTTGAGAAGCTAATCAGAAGGTTCATAAAAAAAGTTAAAAGCTCTGGTATCCTAGAAGATCACCGAGACAAACAATATTATGTAAAGCCTTCTGTTAAGAAAAGACTTAAAAGAAAAAAAGCAGAACAACAACGTCAGCGTGATAAGCGAAAAGCGGAAAAACGCCGCAAAAGACGCCGAAAATAGCCAAAATTGGTCAAAAACTTATCAGCTTCCTAATTATTAGAGATAAAGAGGAGCTATAATAAGATGAGCGATTTTGAAGATTTTGATTTTATTGATCAATACAGTGATTCGGACGAGGTTCGAAATGAAGACCAGTTGCCAGACAACGAAAACGGCGCAGCTATTAGTGTTGGAGTCGTTGGTATCGGAGGTGGTGGCGGAAAAATCGCCAAAGCCTTTCTCGATCTTGGATTCAACAAGACCCTCTTAATTAACACAACCGAAAAAGACCAACCAACCGGAATTGAAGAACAACACTTTATTCATATCCCAGGTTCTGATGGAGCAGCAAAAGATGTCTCTATCGGCAAGAAAGTTCTTTCTGAAAACGGCGCAGTCGTTGAAGATGCACTTAGAACTAAGCTTGGTAAGGTTGATTGGCTTATTGTCTGTGCAGGTGGCGGCGGCGGAACTGGATCATCCAGTGCATCCTTGGCTCCGGTATTTGAACGATATCTAGCTTCTGTTTCTGGCGAAGGGGAAGTGATTTATGTTATCACCAAACCAACAGCACAGGAGAATTTAAACTCAACAATTAGATCTAACGCTGCCGAGCTTGCCGATGATCTAAAGGACAAGCCCCACGTTATCTTAGATAACGAAAAACAGGTTCAACTTTTGAGAGGCAAGGTCGGTATGCTTGGAATGTACCCAACAGCTAATAAAACTTTCGGAAAGCTGTTACTTCAAGTTTTAAAATTGGCGGGAGAAAAATCCCCCATTCAAACTTTTGATTCGAAAGATTTGGAGAGGTGCCTGAAGTCTGAAAAGAGAATGTTCATCGGCTCAACTATGGTAAAGGAAGCAAGTCCAACCATGGGAGCGGAAATCTTTCAGAACTGCATGAAGCACTCTCCATGTCCAGATCCCAAAGGTCGTCCAACCACAGGAGCTATGCTATTAATTGTAACTCCCGAGATGGCCAACGACCCAGAAGTGAGCAAACATCTTGATGCTGCCATTTCGTATGTTGGGGGCCGAGCCGATACGTTATTCTCTGGTGTTTACATTAGAGATTCACTGCCTGGATTAATTGCAATCTTGCTTTTAACTGGGCTAGATTAAGGAACAACTAATTTTATTAATAAAGTGAGAAATAGCATTTTCATTTATCTCATAACTACTTATTAATGCAAAATAGTTTATATTTTTTATACAGGAGTAAACAAATGTCAGCAATGTTAGAACAAGCTATCGTAGATGCCAAAGCTTTAAAAGAGGCTGCAATCAAGAATGCAGAAGAGGCTATAATCGAAAAATACGCCGATAATATCCGTGATGCGGTTGATTCCCTGCTTGAGCAGGAAGAAGAAGGTCTTGATGATCTCGGTGGCGATCTCGGTGGTGATGAAATGGGTGCGGAAGATGCTCCTATCGTTGACGCTATTCCTGATGCTTCCCCTGCTGTTGCTGATGGCGAAAGTTTATGTCCATGCCCCGAAGATCAAGAAGAAATTGAAATTGATTTTGATCAACTCGCTGCGGCTGTCGATCAAGAAGAAGCTGCTCTTGAAGCAGAAGATGAAGTTGGTTCACTGGAAGATCTTGGTGATCTTGCAGGAGCGGATAATCTTGGTGGTTCACTGGAAGAAGAATATGACCTTGGCGAGATTGAGTCTGTCATTGGAGAATTGATTGACGAAGCCATTGAAGAAGAAGAAGATGTTGTCACTGAGGAATCAGAAGACGCAACAGAAGAGAAAGAGGAAGTTGAAGAAGCTCTCAGAGTTGATTATGAGCCTCAACCAACTGGAACTCTTGGTGGCAGTGGTGTTACCAGCAGAGCGGAAGGAGAAGCAGAGACAGACGCAGTTTTGGCTTCCCAGCGTGATGAAGAGAAAGAAGAAGAACGAAAAGAACTTCAAAAAACAATTGAAGATCTAGCAGAGCAGATTGAAAAGATGACCGGCGACCAATCAAAATTTATTAAAGTCATCCATCACCTCAAAGAAGAGGTTAATAAGACAAATCTGTTAAACGCAAAATTACTATATACAAATAAGATTTTAAATAGCGGCTCCTTGAATGAGCGACAAACTGAAAAGATTGCCGAAGCTATTTCTAATGCCAATACGGTGGAAGAAGCGAAGGTCATTTATGAAACCCTTCAAAGCGCAGTGGAGAGTTCTCGCAGTAAGCGGAACCCGAAATCACTGAGCGAAGCAATCACAAAGAGAACTTCTCCTTTTATGCCAAGGCGTGAAAAGCCAGCAGAGGTTAATAACGAGATGGCTCGTTGGAAACACCTAGCTGGAATTAAATAAAATTATTCATTCAAATAGGAGAAAATAAAAAATGTCTAATGTTTTACAAAAACTAACCGAAGGCATTGTGTCACGCAATGTCTCCAAAGAGGGCGAAGCACTCTTGAACAAGTGGTCGAAGACGGGTCTTTTAGAAGGCATCGAATCAGAACACGGGCGTCAAGCAATGGCTAGTCTTCTCGAAAATCAAGCGAAGGAATTACTTCGTGAATCAAATAGCATGGCAGGAGGGTCCGTTGAGGGCTTCGCTTCTGTCGCATTTCCAATCGTCCGACGAGTATTCGGCGGTCTTTTGGCAAATGACCTCGTATCAGTGCAACCAATGAGCTTGCCGTCTGGATTGATCTTCTTTCTGGACTTCACTCATGGAACTGATCGTGGACCTTATAGTGATGGTTTGACTACCGACGATCCGCCGGTAGCTGATACCGCCAACCCCGAACAATCAATTTATGGTGGTGGTGTGAAAGGTAAGGAAATTGCTGGTGGTGTAACTGATATCACTGAGTCGGGCTTTTATAGCTTGTCACAGGGTTATTCAGCAGCACGAGCAGACACCACTCTTGTTAAAGCTGGGGCGGGCAAAGCCCAGTTTCAACTTGAAGTAGATCCTTTTACTCTTGATGCCGTAGCAGGTACTGGTCTTCTTGATACCACGGCTGGTAACGCAGCTACTGTTCAAGGACAACTCCAAGCTATTGACTATGATGTAGATTTGATTGCAGATGCACAAGCCGCTACTAATGATAATGTTTATGTACTTAAATGGGGTGATGGCACTGCCAAGCTTGGCGTTACAAGTGGAATCACTGCCGCAAACAAGTTGGCAATGGAGCAATTTGTACAATCAGCAACAACCTCCTTTCATGCGACAGGAATCACTAATTGTACTGTCGTTCGTAGGTTGACCAAGGCTACGTTTGACGCTGATGGTGAAATCACCTCTTTGCGGGTTGTATTTACTGGAACCGGAGATGGTGGCGCAGCCTCCGCTGGTGCCGTAGCAGGAACTTATAACTTAGTCTTAAATGCAGCTTCCGCTACTGATGACTTAGGATTAGATCTTGCGATGAGTTTTGCAATTGATGACAACTTTAGCGCTTCTGGCCATGCCATGGGTGCTCTTGGTGGACTTGAGGCTTGGGAGCTTGAAGGTCAAACTGCAATCCCTGAGATTGATATCAAGGTAGATAGCGTTGCTATCACGGCTCAAACCCGTAAACTGAAAGCAAAGTGGACCCCAGAATTGGGACAAGACCTCAATGCTTATCACAACCTTGATGCAGAAGTAGAGCTTACCTCTGTTCTTTCTGAGCAGATTGCACTTGAGATTGACCAAGAGATTCTTGGCGACCTCCTGAAAGGAGCAACGGCTGGTAAGAGATTCTGGTCTAAACTTCCTGGTACTAGACTTGACTCCGTTGGCACCGCAGTCAATCCAGCGATGGATTTTACTGGTAGTGTAAGTGAATGGTATGAGACTCTCATTGAGACAATCAATGATGTGTCTGCTGACATTCACCGCAAGACTCTTCGAGGCGGAGCAAACTTTGTTGTTTGCGGCCCTGAAGTTGCCAACGTCCTTGAGTTTACCTCTGGATTCCGAGCAAGCGTCACTCATGATGCTGACCGAGGAACCATCGGTGGATACAAAGATGGATCTATCAATAAGAAATGGGATCTTTATGTTGACCCTTACTTCCCACGGAACGCAGTTCTCGTAGGTCGAAAAGGATCAAGCTTTTTGGAAAGTGGATATGTCTACGCTCCATATGTACCCCTGCAAACAACCCCGACTATCTTCGGGCCTGATGATTTCGTACCTCGCAAAGGTGTGATGACTCGTTACGGCAAGAAGATGGTACGACCCGATATGTACGGTGTCGTCGTTGTGCGAGATATGTAATAAGATTAATTCTTAGAATTAAATCATATTAATTTGAAGAAACCCTGCCTTAGTTTTACTAAGGTGGGGTTTTCTTTTATATGGAAACTATTTATTGACGTATAGGAGAAGTTTATGATATGTCAGTCCCGAATTTATCACCATCAAGTCAAACAAGCGCAATTGTTCTACCAGTAACTGGAAGTGCAAGTAATGTCGAAGATGCCAATTTGCCTTTTGGAATCTATTTGGCCTCATCATGGTCAGCAGCACAATTAACAGCATATAAGCAAGGTTCAGTGGATCAAGTTTCATATGTTTATAAAAAGTTGGGCGGCGATGTTCTTGATTTGGAAATCACTGAGTATCAAGTCTATGCAGCTTATGAAGAAGCTTGCTTGGAATACTCTTATCTAATCAATATCCATCAAGGAAAAAATATACTTTCGAATGTCCTTGGCGCATCAACAGGAAGTTTTGATAGCGACGGGGAAATAGTAGCTGGTGCTTCTGGTGAAGTTCAACCAGGTGATGACGTAAACCTTAAATATCCAAAGTTCGACTTTGCATATGCACGACGAGTTGCTGATGGTATTTCTGAGGAAGTTGGAATTGGCGGTTCACTGACTGTATATTCAGCATCATTCCAGATTGTTTACGATCAACAAGATTATGATCTGCAACAGATTATCGAAGACAGCGATGAGTTTGGTGATGACACAAGCCACATTGACTTCAAGAGGGCGCTTGGCGATAAGAAAGTGATGGTGAGAAAGGTTTATTGGAGAACACCAAGAGCCATGTGGCATTACTATGGAATGGTTGGAGGAACCAACATTATTGGAAACTTCCAAAACTATGGCTCATATTCAAATGCTAGTTATTTTCATGTTATTCCAACTTGGCAGACAAAATTAAATATCAGAGCTTATGAAGACAGACTTTACAATCGATACTCCCACCACTCATTTGAGTTGAAGAATAATAAATTAAGAATATTTCCAATCCCAACTGGGATGCATCCACCAAAGATGTGGTTTGAATTTACCATCGGAACAGATGCGTGGGCCAAAGAAGACCCAGATAACGATCCGAACATTGGATTGGGTGGTATCAACAACCTTAACACGGTTCCGTTTGCGAATATTCCATATGATAAAATCAACTCTATTGGAAAGCAATGGATTCGAAGATTTGCACTGTCTCTCTCTAAAGAGATGCTTGGAATGACACGAAGCAAGTTTGGTTCAATCCCAATTCCAGGCAACGACATTCAATTAAATGGTAGTGATTTAATATCACAAGCCAAAGAAGAGCAGACTGCACTTCGAGATGAACTTAAGGAAGTCTTGGATGAATTGACATATGGTAAGATGATTGAGGGTGATGCAAAACTCCTCGAATCTACTTCAGAGGTCCAGAAGCACATTCCACTTCCAATATTTGTGGGTTGAGGTATATAAAAGATGGCAGATAATAAATGGGAACAACCAGCCGCTCCACCACCTCCTTTATTTGCAGGTAAGAAAGAGCGAGATTTAGTAAAGCAGGTCAACGATGAGCTTATTGAAAGAGTCATTGGACAGACTGTTCTTTATTACCCAATTGCACAGGCTGAGACAAATTATCACCCACTATATCGAGAGGCAATCAATAAGTCATTCCTTCCACCGATTCGTGTCTATGCGCTTATTGATTGGGAAGGTTCAGAAACAACAAGTACGAGCTTTGGTATTGATCGAAGAGCATCTGTTACAGTTCACTTCCATAAGCGAAGGTTGACTGAGGATCAAGACTTGTATGTCCGTGAAGGTGACTTCATTCTTTATGGAAAAGACTATTATGAGATCGTTGATATCTCTCACCCAAAAGAATTATTCGGGAGAACAGAACATAAGATGGAAATAACCGCTAAGTGTACGATGGCAAGAGAGGGTTTGTTTGATGCTTCCTAAGACAAAAAAAGAAAAAAAGAAAGAACAGAAGAAGCAACTTCCAATCTCCCCATCATCAATTGAAACTATTGATACAGCAATGTATCAGTGGGTTGATGAAAAGAAGAATGTATTCTGCACAACCAACAAGGGCTGGAAGAAAGTTCCCGTTGCTTGGTCAACAGCAGAGAGAGCCAATCAGGTTAAAGACTCCAGAGAGAGAAGAGATGCTTCTGGCCAGTTGATCCTTCCTATTATTACAGTGGAGAGAACAGGCATTGTAAAAGACATGGCAAGAAAAGGTCCGTACTGGGCAAATATTCCACCAAACGACAATACCGGAAACGTATTGGTTGTTTCTAAAAGGATCAACCAGAAGAAGACGAAGAACTTCCAGAACGCAGATGCTCAAAGAAAGTATGGACAGTTGAATTTTAAGACCGAGAAGAGAAATGATAAGATTGTATATCAGCACACATATATTCCACAACCAATCTATATTGACGTTACATATAAGATAACTATATGGGCAGAATATCAACAGCAGATGAATGAGATCATTCAACCGTTCATGACGGCTGGTAAAGCAATCAATTATGATATTATCAAGGGCGAAGGCCACAGATATGAAATCTTTATCGGAAATACGTTCACCCAAGAGGACAATGTTTCCAACATGGAAGAGGACGAGAGAAAGTATCAAACAACGATTGAGATTAAAGCTCTTGGAACCCTAATTGGCGACGGACCAAACCAAGAAACACCACAGACGACAGTGAAAGAAACCATCGTCGAAGTCAAAATCCCCAGAGAAAGAGTAATATTTGGAGACATTTCTGGCGAGTGGGATAAATCAAAATTAAGAGACTGATTTTTGGTCTTTGGAGCTTCAATATACTATTTATTAGAGAAATGGGTTATATAAGCCCAACTCAGTCGAGACACCACATTTAATAGGAGAGATTAAACATGTCAATTAAAAAATTTAGATTCGTATCACCAGGTATTTTTATCAACGAGATCGATAACTCGCAGTTGCCCAAGGCATCAACGGAACTCGGTCCAGTAATCATCGGACGTACTGAACGAGGTCCAAGTATGCGCCCCGTTCGAGTAAGTTCTTTTGCAGACTTTGTTGAAATCTTTGGTAATCCTATTCCTGGTGGACAAGGCGGCGATGTGTGGAGAGATGGAAACTATACCGCTCCTGCTTATGCTGGGTATGCAGCACAAGCTTGGTTGAAGAACGCTTCTCCCTGTACCGTTGTTCGACTCCTCGGAAATCACCATGACGATCGCACCACAACCGGAGATGCTGGATGGAATACTGCTGGTAAAGCATATGGACTTTTTGTTGCTCCTTATGTTTCCGCAAACAACAACACGACTCACGACGGAACCACCCTTGTTAAGACTCTTAATGCTGCTCTCGCTGCTGTGGTCTATATGGATGAAGAGACAACGAAAGTTGGAATGGTTGGTACAGGCGCAAACGGCGCTGCACTGGAGAGTCAAGATGTTGACAATGTAGTAACTCCTGCTGTAGCCGCTGAAGGTACAATTACAATAAACACTGCAACAAGTAATTTGACTGGAGATACCATTTTGGTTAATCTCAAAGACGCTTCAACGATGCTAATTACAGGAGCCGGTGCCACCACCGAAACGGGAGTCGCCACTGGTGAAACTTTTGAAGTAGTGATTGGCGATGCTCATGCTACTGCCACCGAAGTAGCACTTTGTTTAGATGCTCACACTGGATTGACAGCAACTGCTGTCGGCCACGTTGTTACAGTGACCCAAGGTACTGCTGGAGTTTTCACTGGAGCAATTACTTGGACTGATACTGGCACTAACAATGCTGGTGGAGTAGCAACTACCGCCTTCGCAGGTGGAGTTGATGAGATCACGGCACAAGACGGCGTTGGCCTTCCATACGCAACCTGCCAATGGGTTAAATCCCAAGGGGCAGATTGGGAATTTAAGATTCACCTTGATGGAAATAATAAAACCTTTAACTTTAACCCCAATTCAAGAAAGTTTATTAGAAACTCATTGAATACAAACCCAACCCTAACCAATGCAGACACTACTGGCTCTCCTTTGAATTACTTTGTTGGAGAAACCTATGAGAGACACTTGAATGAGACTCTTGATAAGGAAAATACTTCCGGCAAAGAAAATGCAATTGCTATCTTGCTGCCTCTTAAAGGCGGCGCCCTCGGTGAATATGATAAAAACGAAATGAATGTCGAAGCTCAACGAGCTACCACTTCTTGGATTTTTAGTCAACACTTGGGAGATCACACTGAGCATAAAATGTCTTCCGCCAAGGCAGAATATGCCTCTGATATTACAAATCTATTTAAATTTTATGGATTAAGCGACGGAGCTTGGTCTTCAAGAAATCTTAAATTATCTATTGCTGATATTAAAGCAGGTGATGATTTCAGCCCATATGGAACTTTTACTGTACTCTTAAGAAAGACAGATGATTCAGATAATGCGCCAAAGTATGTTGAAAGATTTACTGGATGCAATCTTAATCCTGCCTCAACCAATTATATCTCTAGGAAGATTGGTGATATGTCAACTGAGTGGGACTACGCAGAGTCACGATACAGAGCATTGGGACAATATGTGAATATGTCGAAGTTTGTTCGAGTTGAAGTGAACCCAGATGTTGAAGCAGGAACCCTCGATCCACAGCTTCTACCATTTGGATTCTATGGACCAGCAATGCCACGAGGAGTTACCTGCAAGTCCGGC